AAAGGATATAACTCCCCAACTGAATCTTTTCTATCACGCTCAACAGCGAACCAAGCGACCAAAATGCAATTTTTCAAACAATTTTTGACCAGAGCCTCGGCTCCAACTAAGATAACGGACGGTATGGTCTGGTTTAAAACAGACCTGAAGTTAAACTTGGTAGCTGTTGGAGACAAGGAGGAACCGCAGCGAGACACCCAGCACCAGAAGACAGTGCACGAGACTGGTTTAGACCAGAGCATACCTGACGTTTTGAGTACTCAGGATGCAGACAAGTTGTTCAGCAACTACTTAATGCGAAACGCCTCACCCTGCGTCTCTAAGGGCACTGTATACGGTGTGCGCAGTGAACTCCAGTTGCTAGTGAGATCACATTCTTACTATGGAATGAACAAGGCAGTGCTTGACTCAAATGGCACGCCAAATCCGGCTGCTGTGGTTAAACATCTACGTGAAATCAACACCAGCGTAGATCTTAAGGAGCCACGTCTGAACAAGCTTTTCAACTACGCGGTAGCAGAAGATTTTTATGATAATTCAACCTCGTTGTTGGTATGCATGTTAATGAAGTATTACACTCTAGAGTTTGATAAGCGCATGAACGTGCATGACCATGTGAAGAAGTTAACCAGGACACAAGTGCAGCAGATCGAAGACGCACAAATTGACCAAAAGATCCTACTCTTCTCCCAAATGTTAAGAGAGGGACAAGATGGCGTCGGGTGTGCCGCGAATGACCATAGGATGATGTACCTAGTGGACGCAGCTTCACTGTGGCTACACAGGACCGAAGAACCTATGCTGGAAATGAGGCTGAAGGTTTGGAATATGTATAGCTACAATGACGGACATAGTACTAGTGGAACGCACTTTGGTGATCACTTTGGGTTTGTGAGAGGGCGGTATCTACGACACGACAAGTTCAATTGGGCCATACACAATTCGATGTATATTAAAGCTGAGAAGCCGGGCTTACAAGACACTGACGCATTGATAGAAGCACTATCGGCATGGAAAGGCCATCTAAACATGACTAACCTCACTGAGGAAGAGTCTGCTTTATTGGACTGGTGCTTACATGGTAATCTCAGGTGTTCGCCCTTTTTGGTGGATCAGGACTTACAGTTCGGATTGGAGCATGATAGTATCCGTGGTGTATACCTTGGGCGTATTGGCAGTATAAACAAGGCTGTTACGCCGACACAGATACTGTCTTTATACAACAAGCTTGTTAAGAGCCACCGTTGGTATGAAGAGTCACTTGCAGCAAAGAACTTGCTGAAATACTGGGTGTGTCAACCATCGACAGAGACTGTAGAGTCTCATTGGTGGACCTACGTACCTCGGAGACTTGTACTGCCGGCACTAGGTTTAAAGAGGGCAGTCTTTCAGTGTTTTCTTGACGGTGAAGCTGTCAGTTTGACTGCTACGGCACTTGAAGATTACAAAGACTCGACCAATTCTATCCAATCAGACTTGATAGCACCCAGCATGTTATGCAACACGGCGTGGTACTGGGGTGAATTCATGTCTAGGAACAATGCACTTGATGTATACGATCTACACCGCAAACTCATGCAGCCGGACGATGCCGAGATTCGCGCAGACTTGCGTTCTGATGCTATAGTTAGCGCAGTATTGGGTACGGGCATACGGAAGTCTTTGTTTCCGGGTACAGCGACCTACATACCAGGTGGGTTATCCGACCACTACGGGATAAGAGTCAAATTTGGCAATGTGAATATAGTCGAGTCACGTGAGCATGGGTATGACGTAGACCCCAACTATGTGGTAATGAACAAACTGGTGGCACCTAGCGGTGTTGCCATGATTACAGGGTTACCCGGGACACTACAAAATTCCACACCTTATGGGACGATATTCTCCACCAACCCTATGGTTAAGAAATATGATTGTGGTAACTGGCGAGACGCGATGAACTATAACGATGTTTGGGCACATGGGGTCGTGGCTAGATGGAACGGGCATGATCTTGATTACGCCCACCCCAAGCACGACGGCAGACATACTGTCTACGCAGCCAATGACGTATCAGTAGCAATGCCACCTGTACCACCGACTGCTGACACAAACCCGACATCGTACATGTTCAGAGGGATGCACCCCAGGAAGTACGGTTTCGGCACATCTTTCCAGTGGGTCACAGACCGCAGGCTGACATTTAGATGGGCCAGGACTCAAAGCTACATGCTTGACGAACCCAAATGGCGTTCACCACCAGCGTATGTACACGAAGCTCCCGCAATGAACGGTCTGACTATGACAGCCACTCCTCTGTCGGCTTCTGAGTATGTAACTACTCTCGTATGTAAGTATGACATCCGCACTTCGGGTTTTCATCTGAGTTGGTCGAACGCGGGAGTAGTACTACCGCAACGACAAGGGCCATCAGAGTTGTTGGCACAAGAAGCGGGTGTGACGAACACGCAGAGGGCAGGTCCAGAAACAGAGCAGGGGCCAGGGCCGGTGCCACCGGACCCCCCACCAACGTGACATGTTTAGCCGTGCCATTATATCTCGAAGATATAGGGGATGGTAAAGTGCAGGACACTGATTTTTCTAACGCCACATACACTCTTTTTGATCTGATGGATGGTATAAACACAGGACTGGAACCTGGATTTTTCCGTTTTGGCGAGGGGGGACTGGCTCTCCATCCGCTGTACTTCAACAAACTTGGAGTCACAGCGTTGTACATACATATAGACACTCTTTTGACTGATAAAAATAACATGATACTAGCACGTATCAGCAGGATACAGTACGGGCCGACACTCTTTCCTTACGGGCCTTGTACTGCTTGGGATATCATGCATTACCTTCTTTATATCACGAGCCGGTCTCACCACAAGAATGCATACAAGGAAAGACGCCACAACGTCACCTCTATGTTTGAGGGCCTACTCGACCCGCCAACCCATAGAATATCGGCTAATCATCTAAGGCATTGTACAGTCACAGAACTGCGGTCTATAGGCTTGGCATATTTTGAGCAAAATTGCGACTTCATATTAAACTGTCTAGACAGGTTAATTGGGGTTGGATGCAACGAGTCAATGATATGTGGGCTCCTGTTATGGGCTGCGTCAGTCCCTGATCCTGTAAAGGGTCTGGTGGCTTCGAGTGCGATTTGGACATGGAAGTATGACAGCGAATCACACTTTGTGAATACTTTAAAAACCAAATTCACTAGCCGCCTGAAGGCCTTGCAGAATCTCATAGACGTAGACCTGACACCGCTGTTTGAACTCGAGGTTTTAGTGAACAGGGGGCCTGGACAGGTGGACTGGTCAGCTGAGAGGTTACACAGGACTCAACCCACTACAGCGAGCATATCTCCGACATTCACCTACAATACTGCCGTAAGTCTGTTCAACAAGGCTCGAGCACAGAGAGTCAGGGTGAACAAGCTGACGTGGGAACAGTTCTGGGCCCGCAGGTGGCAACACACACCAGTAGGTGCCATCCACTCCCAATATGAGGAAGACGACATCTACTTGGCTAAACAGCGCGAGCTCCGAACAAAGTTGTATACGGCTTGTGCTATGCCTGATGACATGCACGTGAAACTGCAGTCCAGGAAGCCTGAAATGTTAGCTTGGCCGTCAACAAAATACGAATGGGGCAAACAGAGGGCTATATACGGTGTGGACTTCACGAACTTTGTTCATAGCACGTTCGCATTTGGAGACATGGAAGAGGTGCTCAGTAAAGTATTCCCAATAGGCAGTTCTGCCAGACCAGAAGCAGTCAAGAACACGATTTCAGAGATCTCTAGAGACGGGATACCGTTTTGCTTTGATTTTGAGGATTTCAATTCTCAGCATACAATACCGAACATGCAAATGGTAATGTTGGCGTACAAAAACGTGTTCTCCGACGTCTTGACTAACGAACAGTTAGATTCTATTGATTGGGTCATACAGTCCGTAAACGAGATGAAAATAAAGTGTCCAGAAAGTGGTTGGTACAAAGCAACGGCGACGCTATTGTCTGGGTGGCGACTGACTACAGCCATAAACACTGTCTTAAACTATGTGTATACACAGCAAATGACAGGTGATGTCGAGGTACCATCGACGCACAATGGAGATGATGTCTTTTCCTCTGTTACTAAGTTAAGGACGGTGCGAGACTTTGAACGCAATGCCAGAAGGCACAAAATTCGCTTCCAATCAGCGAAATGTTTCTTGGGCAGTATTGCTGAATTCCTGAGAGTCGACCACCGGAATGGGGGCGGAGGACAGTATCTGGCTAGAGGCGTGGCAACCTTCATACATGGCCCAACCGAATCGGTGATACCTAACGACCTCACATCACTGTTGAAGTCAATGGAAACCAGGCGAACTGAATTGCTTGAGCGAAATGCAAACCCAAATGTGGTGAACAAGTTCTTCGTAGCCATGATGAAATACGTGGCAAAGATATGGCGTAAGACTCTGGGAGAGCTGAGTATCATATATGGGACGCATGTAAGCTTGGGCGGGCTATCAGAAGAGGTGACGGAAGCATCAACCAGGTACCAAATTGTCAGGACAGTCATCAAGAAAAAAGCTAGTAGCGGTACGGAGCCAGAAGGCGTTGCGCAAGTCTGTGGTGGTGAAACGGAAGAAGTTAGTGGAGAAGAGACAACTCGTGTGACTGACACCGACGAAGACAGGACGTACTTTCCAGGGGCATGGGCTTATGCTAGGGCTGTCACACGTCGAATCATAGATAAGCAATATCTACAACAAATTGCAAACGCAGCGATCAGAGCTATTCGAGGAACTACTCTCGACGTCAAGTTCGGGGCGAGGATTGAAACAATCCGACCCGGCTTAGACGCAGTGATGCGAGCTAACCAGTATGGGATGTTCAGGGGGGCACCAGTGGGCGCCAAGGC